TATTAATAGTCCTTTTTCATTTTCATAAGCTATGCTACGAGCGGTTGCCTCAATGTTTCTTAATGCTTTTTTAGCATATCCTAACTCAGTATTTTGTTTAGATAATTCAGCTATACTATCTCTAAATGATTTAGAAATGTAACTTAAACTATCATTTACTTCATTTAAGTCTTCATTAAGTTTTTTTATTTCTCTTCTAGCTGCTCCTATTTTCTGGTCATCAAATATTGGTGGGGTATCTTGACGACCCAATCTTTTATATAAAGCATCAATTTCAGCATTAAGCTGTTGGATTGTTTTTAAGTCTTTTTTAGGATCTAAAGCCATAAGGGTATTTTGTTATAAATATTACTACTTGTAACTTGTTTTACCCTTATAGGGTTTAGATGCGGATGCAAAGTCAGGGGTATTTATTTTACCATCAGGGGATATCATGGTTTTATTTCCTTTACCCCCACTTCTGGCATTTTCCAATTGTTTTTTCTCTTCGGAAAAATAATCATTCATTTGAGAAAGGGTAAATTTACGTAACCATATGGGCATATTATATATAGTGTGCCAATCGTAACCACCTTTACCGTGAAATACTATACTATGAATAGATTGAAATAAAATTTTTCTAAATTCTGGAGCTATATTAGGCGTCAGGCCAAAAAAAGTTTAGTCCAATAGGGACTGTGGCCTCCTCTCCACTGTCAAGTACTACAGTCATATCAATATCAGGTTGGATACTTCTTACATATTCTCTAAAAGCTCTAGCATCTCTTGCTAAAAAGTAATTATCTACAAAATCTCTAATATCTTTTTTTTCTTCATTACCATCAACTGATATAATCATATGCTTCAGTCTCGTAGTAAGTTCTGATGAACTGTTTGGGGATATTTTCTTTAGACCCGCTAATTCTCTTTCTATTTGCTTTTCATCATGACCATTTATCAACTTAAATTCTAAAACAGTACCTGTGTTTTCTAATTTGTAGGTAAATTTATTATTACCATTTTCAAAAATAGTTAAATCCACTTTTTTAGGTTCTAATTGAGTTAAATCAATATTTTCTTCCTTCCCAGCAATAGTAACCTTATAATCTTTACCATATCCTAAAATACGGGCGGCCACAAATAAAGCATTTTTATCACCTACAAATAAATCATCGGTTTTTATGTCTTTATTTACAATTAAGGATTGTAGTAATTTATCTAATACTGTTCCCTTTTGAATAAATGATTGGTTAGTTAAAATATCTTCTTCCTTAGCGGTCATATATTTTAATTCAAGTTTACCACTTGATAGTGGGGAATCCTTAGGGTAAAGTAACCCTTTAGAAGGCAATTCAACCTCTTCGGTTGGGAATTTAAATTCGCTCATATAAATTTTATTTAATTATAACTCTATTGTTCTAGTATACATATGTAATATAAAAAAAAGCTTGGCCGAAGCCAAGCAATTTTCAAAAGGAAGGGTAAAAATAATTATTTTAGAAATTTAATATACAATAATCTGGTTGGACTGTTAGTTGTAGTTCAACTGCAGCGCTTTCGTTATCCCAATTGTAATCTCCAAAAGTAGCTTCTGTTATAAGTGCTCCTTTGATAATCCATTCAGATACGATATCACCTACAGGTCCTAATACGTTCATAGTTAAATCTTTTTTATAGAAATCACTATATCCGTCTCTACCTGTTACTGATTCATGGTGTAGTCTAACCCACTCCATTACGGCTTGTGCACCACTTGGGGTAATTGGATCAAACAATGTCATTTGAATCGTGTTCCAAGTTGTTTTACCTTTAACAAAACGTTGTACGTTTATATGGTTAAGGGCTACAGTTCCTTGAGTTAATGAAACAGCTCCCATACCTTTAATTTGGTATGAAGGGATCCCATCAACATACATGATAAATCTGTTTTGTTGCTTTGGCTCAAAAGCTGTATAAAATATTTCGTTTGGGTCTAATACTGCCATTTTATTGTTTTATTTTATTATAAATATTTATCTGTTTTGTTTTTATTCAGGAAATGTTGCTCCAGTTGGTAAAACATTGAAATCTAAGATTATGAATTCTGCTGTTTTAGTTGGTTGTAGGTAAATTTGTCCTACTAGCTCATTTCTATCAATAACGTCTGGTGTGTTGTTTGTTTCATCCATTACTACTTGGAAAGCATACAAACCTTGTCTTTGTTGAACTGACTCTAAATATGGGTTAACTTGTGCTAAGAAATTATTTCTTGTAGCGATTGTATTTTGTTCAAATACTAAGTTATCTGATACTTGAGTAATATATCCTTTAAGAGAAATTAACAATCTACGTACATTTACACGATCTAAAGCACTTGCTTTTTTCTGTAGTGTTTTTTGTCCAAATACTACAACTCCACTTCCTGGGAATGTTGCAATTGGGTTAACATTTGCTTCGTATAAAGTATCTCTGTTACCTGATGTTAATTTTCTTTCAGCTCTAATTACACTTCCTAAAGCTCCTCTAATTAAACCTGCGGGTGCGAACCATGGGTCTGAAGATGCATCAGTGAATGCGTATACTGCTGGAATGTACGTTGAAGTTGGCGCCCAAACTGTTTGTCCAGTAGCTGCGTCGATTGTTTGTAACCACGGCCAGTATGTAGCTGAATATGATGTATCATACCCTGATGCTGCATTTGTTACAGTTCCAATAGTACTATTATAAGGCACTAGATCAATTACTGAAATACAATCTGTTCTACCTTGTGCTAAGGATACTAATGATTGAACTTGTGTTCCGTGTAAAGTTCCTATTAATCCAGGAGCTGAAATTACATTGAATTGGTAATCATCAGTATTGGATAATAATTTGATTGATGATGTATAATCGTTGGGAGCAATACCTTGTATATTACCTGCTGTTATATTTTCATTAAATCTAGCTTGTTGATCAACTCCAAAATTAACTCCAGTAGCAGATGTAAATGAACCTGAACCTATTGCAGGCATACTACCTGTAAAGTTTGGTTTAACAGTTCCGTTGTTATCGAAATATTGTGGAGTTGGTGTATTTACAGCACTAACATAAACATAAGCACTTCGGTTAACATAATCACCATTAGTTTTAACATAGTAATCAGTTCCATCTTGCTCTATTGTAAAATAAGTATTACCTATGGCTTTTGCTACATAATTAGCAGCAGTAGGGTCCATTGATAAATTATTGTATGTTTCTAGAACAGCTTTTTGAGTTGATGTATCATTACCACGTCTAATAAATAATGAGAATTGACCTGAAGATGTGTTAACAGATCCAACTTCCCATCTAATATTATCCGCTGAACCACTATTTAATGTGCCACCAGAAGCATCTACTGCTTCCCAGTTGTTCATTATAGTTCCTTCAGAAATTGTTGATAATTGGAAGGCTGTTTTTTGGTATCCAGCATCATCACTATCACCAAATCCTATAGTAATAATACCAGAATTATTAGCGGCAGCTTCACTTCCTGAAGTAACTGCTGATGAAAATGATCCTGTTACTACTCGAGTAACTAAAAGAGATTGACCTCCTTGAGCAAAGTAATTTCTAGCTGCAATTGAGTTTAAATATGTGTAAAATTGAGATCCGCTTTCTACTGATCCCCCAAAAATAGCTTCATATTGGGAAAACGATCCAACGGCTGTTGGAATATTAACTGGACCCTTTACTGCTGGACCAATTATAGCTGCACCAAAAGTTAAAGGACGACCGCCAATGAATGATGAATCATTTTCTCTTGTTAATACACCGGGAGATATTAAAGTTTCTGCCATTGTTATATTTTATTATTATTATTTGTTTTATTATAAATATTAGAAATTTTTTCAAGAAATTAAGTTAGTAAAGTAAATTCTCCACTTTCTAAATCAATACTGCCTTCACCATATTTGTCTTGTAATTCTTTAGCTGTATTTATTTGGTTTGTTTCTAATTCTTGATATTCTTTTAATAATTTTAATCTATCTCGTTTAAAAACATCTATTTGTAAATCTAATCTACCTAAATTTACTACAATTTTATTAATACCTTCCTGGTATCCGTGTAATGTTTGCAACTCGTTGTCTAATAACTTTTTATTTTCCATTTTTAATGTTTTAATTTATGATAAATATATAACAGGGGTATTAAAATTACATTCTACTGCGATTATCTGAGGTAGGATTTTGAATTATTTCTGTTAAATCCTGTAAGTTGCTAACTGCCTCAGTTGTTATAGTAATTTTTGCTTTAGAGTTATACACTTTAGTGGCATTCAATTCTTTTTGGATTGTATCTGGGATTATATACCCTCTTAATCTTAATGTAAACTCTCCTTTTACTAATCTATCTTGACCCTGTGATAATTCAGTAGCAGTTGTAAATTGATCTATAAATGCTCTAAACTGAAATCTTTCAGGATTACCCCAATACGAATCTGATGCGTATTCACAGGCCTCAATTACTTTATTTAGTTGTTCCATATAGTATGTCTGGATTAGGCAACTATATTCTAATGTTACGTAATCAGGTTGAGCTACTATGTGGAATTTTTCTACAGGTTTTCTATTATTTAAAGTAGAAAAATTGCTATAAAAATTTTTATTACTAAACTGTTTAGACCACGTACCATATAAATTAGGTTGATTAGCATCTAGTTTATTAGCTACTGTTCTATCTTTAGAAATACTATTTCGCTTAATTACAATAATAGGTAACATTATAGCTCCATTTTTATCTCTATATGAACCATCTTTTTGGTATTGGTTCCACCTTTCAGATGCACCATATAATACGGGAACATCTCTCCTAGTGCCATTTTGGTATACAAATGGTTTTATAACGTTTTGAAAATAATAAAATACGGATTCATCTAAATCCTGAATTCCAATGGAATATTGTTTAGTTTTATCATCCTTAAAACTCATCTTAGTAGATCTGTTAAAAGGGATACCGGTTTCTTGATAATTTGAAGATGTGTTTTTTAATTCATTAACATTGTTAGGATTACCCCGACCCCCTCTATCTTCAATACCAGGAAATGGGGTTTGTTTTTGTTGACTTAAAGTCAATTGGTTTTTAGGTTGTGGTTTTCTAGGTGTAGCCATTAAAATCTTTCTTTATATGGTGAAATATTTACTTTATCCGATGGAATATAATAAGTAGAAGCTAGTATTGAAATACTTTCTCCAAATTTTTCTAGTCCTGGGTTTAAGGGGTTTGGTGTCCCATCGTAATCATTATTAGGGTATGCTGGGTTTTTACCTCCCCAATATTGATTGGAAATTGTACCCTGGACTCCGTAATAACTTTCTTCATATAAAATTATATCTCCAATTTCAGGTACAACGTTAGCTTTAACTAAATCATCCCTTAAAAAGAAAAAATCAATATTTTGTTCTTGAGTAATAAGTTCAAAATTACCACCCGGGAAACTTTGATCATTTCTATTTATTAAAACATTAAATAAATAGGGGCCGTTGTAATACTTATCTTCGGCGGCCTCTCCATATAGATTTACTTTGGTTTCTTCTAATTTAAACTGGTATATAGCACATTGTTGCGTAATGATGTTACCCATTAATTCTCTATTAAGGTGTCTTAATAAAGAAACGTCTCGTGCTGAAGTAAACATTGCCATATTTTATGCTATATATATTGTGTATGGAACTTTTTGTAATTCTTGCATTTTAGATTCACCTTCTTTTGCTCTTCTTTCTAAAGAGGATAATCTAGAAGTTTCATCAAAATATGCTCTTAATCTTTCTATTAATGCTGTTTTTTCTGCAGTAGCCGCTGCTATTAAATCTGATTGGTTTAGTGTAATATCAGAGTTAGGTATTGGGATTGTCCCATATTTACCTCTTACATATCCTAACATTTCTTTAGACAATGCTAATGAATATTCAAATATCCACTGTCTACCAACTGAGTTAATGAAGTTATAATTAGGGTTATCAAATGGAGCGTTTGAAACATTTGTTACTTTATCCGGCATTTGTTGTACTGATGTAGCAATTCTTTCATCTCTTAAAATATATTCAAACCACACTTTTCTAGATTGTTCTATATTATAAGAACTAAAATAAGGAATTGGGAATAATCTTAATTTATCATCTTTAATTTCAAAACTATACTGATTCCATCTAACTTGTTGGTTCATTTCGATAGCTTGGATTACTTGCATATCATAACTTAATGGCATAGATAAACCTCCGATACCACCACCTAATCCACCTAAACCTGCTATACCTGCTGCTGCTACACCACCAAAACCCCATCCTGTATAAGGTTCAAGAAAACGTGCTGAAGCCGGAATTGGTTCTTGGTAAAATACTCTTTTAACTTCTATACCATTTTGATATTCAGAACCCGTAAACCCACTAGCTGTCATAAATGTAGAGAATGAATAATCCTGAATACTTGATGTTAAATCAAATGAACCAGAATAATATGGAACATTCCCTCCTGATCCTGCTTCTTCCCCATACATTTCGGTTAGCCTAACTATAGGTTCAAATGTAGGAGATAATAAAGCTTGGTTTAAGGAAGAACCAGTAGTTAAACCTTCCAATGATAATTGGTTGTCTCTTATTTTATAAGAGTATAATTCATTACCATAAGTAGTAACTGCTTCTTCAAAAGCTGTAAATATTGACCCTGATTGTAATTCGACATCTACTATAGGATAACCTAATCTAGAAGCCACAAATTTTGCTACTTTTACAGAGTCTGATGTGAAGTCCGATTGGTTATTATAAAAACCAAATGGGACCGCATCCGGGTTCCATATAGGACAGCCATCATATATAGGAATGTTCATATGTTTATTTTAGTTATAAATATTAAGCTAATTCTTATTATTATAAATATGGGAACCGGACGTTGTAATTGATATTCCTTTATTAATTGCTTCTTGGTAATATTCCAATAAGTCCTCCACTATTGCATTTCTGTGGTTGGTCATTAAAGTAATTGCTTCTAAATTTTTAATTTTTCTTGAAGCTGTGTATAAAAATTTAAACCCAGAATCGGATTTTTTCTTTAAGTCTGTTTGTTGGGCATCTCCACATATTATCATTTTACTTCTTAACCCTAAACGTGATGTAATCATCTCCATTTGTTCATGTGTGATGTTTTGAGCTTCATCTACTATAATTATTGAATCTAAAAATGTTCTACCTCTCATAAATGCTAGGGGGACTATTTCTACTTTACCATCAGTAATTAACTTTTCTATTTTATCCTTATCATATAGAGAATAGAAGTTTTGGTATATTGGTTGAACCCAAGGATCCATTTTCTCTCTTAAATCACCTGGTAAGAAACCTATTTCTTCTTTGGAAACTGTAGGTCTAGTAATTATAATCTTTTCATACTGTTTATTAAATAATCCATCTAATGCAACATTACATGCTAATAATGTCTTTCCACTACCGGCACTTCCACCTAAGAGGGTAATAGTGTTTTCGAGGATTGATTTTTTAGCTTCTTTTTGTTCTTCATTAAGTTGGAGTTTGAACTTAATTGGGCTTTTAGGAATTCTCTTAGGACGAAATATTTCGTCTGTGTGGTGTTTACTTGCCATAAATTTTTAAATATTGGGGTTAGACGATGAGTGAATACAACCGTTGTAAATACGTTAAAAAACTGTAGAATTTTGATATAGCTATATAATGAGATAAATATAGTTTTGATATAACGCATTTTATTATACATATTGAGAAGATAAAAAAACCCGGCATAAGCCGGGTTAATTTATTGAAATATAATTTAAACTTCTAATTATAGAGTATCTAAACCACTAACGTCAATTGTACCGTAGAATTCTGGGCGAACCATTTTCTTAGCATAACGAGTAAGTAAACCTTTACGTGGAGTAAATGTTTCTGGATCGTAGATAAGAGGAGTCATGATTAATGGAATATATGGAGCAAATACAGCACCAGTTTCTAAGAACTGAGAACCTCTAAATCCTAAAAGAATTTTATTAGTTGTCATGTAAGGGTTTTTGTATACTTTATAACGTCCATTTAATTGACCAACTTTCTGTACACCAAATGCGTAGCTTGCTTTAGCAGCATCGCCATCAGTATCAGCAGCAAATCCAGGAATAGATTCCAAGATAGTACCTACTGTTGGAGAACATACTAAGAAGTTAGCACCACCACGAAGAGTTTTCTGGTGAATGATGTTAGATAGTTTTTGGATTTTAGTTCCTAATGTTTGGAACCATTGTCCTTGAGAATTATAGAATCCTAAGCTTGTAATAGTACCATTAGCACCATTATCAACGATAGATTGGTTGTTAACTGCCGACCATACTTCATTTCCAGCTGCTGCATTTTCTAACAACATTCCTAAGATTTCTAAGTCAATTTCTAATGAAATGTACTCACTTAAGATTGAAGTCAATTCAGCTTCAGCATCTAATGCGTGGTATGCATTTAAATCTTGTGCGAATTCTGGCGTCCATACTGCTTTCAATTTTCTAGTTTTAGCAACGATTGCAGATGATTTCATCTGTACATTGATTTCTGGAATAGAGATTGCTGGAGAGTTTAAGCTGTTAGGCTCTGGGTTGTTATCTTCAAAATCACCTCTGTATTGGTCAGTTGGTTGTAATTGGTAAATTACACTAACAGATCCAGTTTCAGCTGATGCATTAGGGAATGCAGTTTTAGGAGCAATGAATATTACGTTAGCACCACCATTATAAGCAGTAAAAGCAGATAATTGAACCCCAGCAGAAGCTGAAATTGATAAGTGAGCACTTGATCCTGAAAGTAATTGGAATGCAGCAACACCTTCTTTATCTACGAAATCTAAAGAAGCAGTTGGTACTGCAATTTTCCAGTAGTCACCAGCAACAGCTGATGCTGAATAGTTAGAATCGAAATCCAAATCACTCCAAGCAGCATCTGTGAAGAAAGTTCCACCAGCAGTTGCAACTATTGAAGATGTGTTGTTAATTGAATATCCAAATCTACCTGCACCGTAAAGACCACCTTCTGTTCCATTTCCAAAAGGAGCTGTAGTAGCAGTAGCATTACCGTATAAAGAATCTCCTGCACTAAAAGGTGATTTATTACTTCCGTATTGGAAGTCTAAGAAAAATACTAGACCTGAAGGTAAGTTCATTGGTTGTACACTAACGAATTCTTTCGCTGCGATTTGACCAAATACTTTTCTTACCAATGGTAAAGCAACTCCTGCCCACTGACCACCTACGTTAACAGCAGTTTGTGATTGGAATGTACCTGAAGATGCAGCACCTCCACCAGTTTGTGAAGATTCTACTACAAGTTGTTTAGCTTGGTTTTCAAGGATCATACCCATATTACTTTTGTGGGTACCACCTAAACCTTCTAATAAACCTGTTTTTTCCCATTTGCTCGCTAATCTAGCTGCATCAGACTGCATAGAATGATATGGGTTTGCGCTTTCTAATAAAGAATTTAAGCTCATTGTTTTAAGTTTTTAAGTTTTTGTTTATTTTTATTATTATTTTTATATTAGACCTGCAAGCTTACGCATACGGTCATATACTTCGTTTGATTCGATAATAGGTTGTCTTGTTGTTTTAGGTTCTAAACCTATTAGTTTTGAAGATGAGCCTCTTTTAATTGATTCATTAATAGTTGGGTTAGTTGATTTATTAATCAACCCTTCTGATAGTGTTTCAAAGATAGTTTTAGCTTGTCTTACATCTAATGCCTTATCAAACGCTTTTAATACTTTAACCTTTTTATCTTCGGTTAAGTTTTTTGCTTTAAAGATTTTGTTAGTGTAAAGTAACTTAGCATTTAAAAGATTTACTTCTTGTAATTCAACTTTAAGAGCATTGATTTCATTCATCGCTTCTTTAAATCTCATTTTTTCAGTTTCTTTTTCTGCTTCATCATCACCTTTTTCACCCTGTCTCATCACGGGATTTGACATTTTGTCTTTTTTAGCTTCGTCGATTTCAACTTCAATATCTACGTCTTCAATGTCTTCGACATCTTCAACATCAACATCAACTTCGTCTTCTACGAATTCATCGCCTGGTTCAATTTCTCCACCTGCGACCATGTCTTTAATAACATCCTCAATGAATCCTTTTAAGTCATCTTCTGACATATCTTCAAGGTCAATTTCCTCGTCCATATCTCCGTCCATGTCTTCTTTCTCATCTTCTTCACCATCTAAGTAGCCTTCTTCTTCAGCATCAGTACGTTCGTCCTCTTTCAAGTCCTCTTTTTCGTCCTTCATACCGTCCTTGTAGCCTTCTTCTTCAGCGTCTGTACGAGCGTTTTCATCAAGTTCGTCTTTTTCTAATTCTGCTAATAATTCATCAAGATTAATTTCCTCGTCTACTTCATCTTCTTGAACCGTTGATTGTCCCACTTTACGTGGAGATAGGTTTTTTAAAGAATCACCAGCAGGTGAATTTTTTCTTTCAAAACTAGGAGCGTCTGCTTCTTTTAATTTTTCTTCATCCTCATCGTCTCTATCCATTTCTTCTAGTTTAGCAGAAAGCATGGATTTCAAATGTGGAGTAAAAGCTTCTTCAAGAGCAAGTTTGGCGTTTGCAATAGCTGTTTCTTTTACAGATTTAGCTTCAGCAATAGCACTTTTTAACAAATCTCTGTTTGCCATAATATCCCAAAATTTAAGTTTGTGAAATACGATTATTAAGAATCGTAATAGAAATAATAATTCTCGACACCATATAAGAGATGGTGTATTATGCTTATACGTATATGAGTATTTTTTAAAAACACAAAAGACGCTAAAAAAGCGTCTAATGTTTTCAATCCGTCGGTAGCGTCCGAAGAAAATATTATTTTATTTATTACATGTTATATACAATACCGTAAATCGTTTTACCACCTACTCTGATAGTAAAATTTGAAGCATCCCCATATTCATCTTTTACTTTTTCTGGGTTAAAAGAAAAATCTAAACCTGATTCTCCTAATCCTGCTACTTCTGGGTCTTCATTACCATCGATATCAGCTCCAGGCCCAATTTCATATTCAGATTGGAATTCAATATCATCTTCGTCCCAACTATATTTTTTAGCTAAAACTTGAATTAATTCAGCTTTGTTGTTTTTTAAAAAAGATAAAATATCTTCTTGTTGTTCTTCAAATATTCTACCTTCAGCTAAATATTTTTTTAAATCGAAATTATCCATTTTATTATTGTTTTTAAATTATTGTTTTTAAATTATAGGACACGCTCCTTTTGAACAAAGGATTTCATGTATAATACTATTTACTTTTGTATAGTTTTGAGTAGGAAATTCTTTTCCTTCTCTAAGAGCATGCATAAATGAATCTGGGTTTGAAGGTGTTGAAACAAAATCCCAACATAGTAATTCAAAGTCGTCTTGTACTTCCATTAACCCACCTACATCTTTAAGTGAACCCATACCACGAGATGATACACCTACGGTAACACCACTTTTAACAAGTTCTTTAAGTATTTGACCTGATGGAGTTGGTAAAATTTCTATTTTACCCATTACTTTATCTTCATCCCACCAATATTCATTTATAATATGAGATACGTTTTTTAAATTTATAACAGTAGCTTCTGGGTGGTCTAATTCACCCATTGCTCGTCTTTCTTTAATAAGTTGTGAATACTTACCCATTTCACGTTCCCATAAATCCCTAGAATAATATCGACCATTACCGTTTTTTACTTCGGCTGTAGCTAATATTCCTTCAACCATTAAATTACCGTTGTCCTTATTAACATTTTCAGTTAATTGGACACGGTTATAATTTAAAGTATGGGTTTCTACTAGGAGTTGTTTATTCATCTTCAGATTGAATTTCATCTACAATTTCTGCTCTTTGGTAAGCTTTACCACACATCTTTTCATACACTTTTTCCATCGCTGCTTTCTTCTTTTCTAAAAGCTTGATTTCTTGTTGCATTTCTTTCATTTTAGTTTTATCAATTAATTCTTTTAGATTTTCATCTTCATTAATTGAATTAACTCTTTCTAATTTTTCATCAATATGATTAGATAAAAATTCTAATTGAGCTTCTAACTTTACTTCTTCTGCTTCTTTACCAATTTCAGCTAATTTGGAATCGATTGATTCTTTTTTAGGTCTTTTAGCTTTATCTAAAGCTGCTTTTTTCATTGGTTCTTTTTTGTTACCATCTCCATCAATATCTGCGAAATCAGGTTTACCAGCTTCATCCATTGGTAAATCTTTTTCTTTATTTTCTTCAGTATATAATGAACTATGATATTGAGCCCCTGATTGTTGTTGCCATTCGTCTTCGGCCATCATTTGTCTAATCATATTTCCTGATTGAGCAGCATATGAATTAGGATTACCTGTTGTTACAACACCACCTAATGATTCTTTAACTAATTTATAAAGTTTATTTTCTTTAACCGGAACCATTTCTGTTTTTCCAGCCTTTAGTTTATCACTATATCCACTTCCACCATATGTTTTACCAGAATTTTCTTCAACTTTTTGTTCTGTATATCCTATACCAACACCAAACTGACCTTCTTTTACATAATGTAATTGGTCTTTAGCTAAGTTTTTGATTACTTTTTCTTGTGCTTCCTCTAATGATAATTCTGGATTTTCTTTGATTTCATAGTAAACACCATTCATCATTTCCTGAGCGTTAACATTATTAATATTATCCTCTTTTGGAGAATAATCGTAATTACGTTTATCAATATTTTCTACTCCTTTAGATACTTTTTTAACTTCAGCTTTAACCGCTTCATCTTCTTTTTCAGTATTGAATTTTTCATCAATATCATTGTCGATTTTTGGTTTTAAGGATTTAGCTCTTTCTTCATTAACAAAGTTTTCATATTTAGTCTCCCAAGGTTGTTTATTTGGGTTAAAATCTTCAGATGTTAATTGAACTAAAGGTTTTAATGTAACTATACCACCAAATTCTTCATTAATAATACTTTTATTTTTAAGGATTTTTTCAGTGTCCGAAAAATTATTAAGGTTAGAAATTAAATGTGGAAAAGTTCTTTTTGCCTCTTTCAGAAATAAAGCTTTATCACCTTTTCCCTCTTTTATTAAATTGTATTTTTCTTGTAGTGTTTTCATTATTCGTTTGTTAATAGTGTTTTTATATCTTGTAGATAATCTTTAATTAAATCTGTTCCAGTTACTACTCCATAACTATCTGGTTTTTCTCTGTAGTATTTTATTGTTGCAATTTTAGCTTGTCTTAAGGGTTTAATTAAAGCATCTAATTCTTTTTCGATTTCATCAAAAGCATTAATTCTTTCTTCTTGAAATTCAGATACTTTACTAGCTTCCTCTTTTAATTTATATTTATACATATTAAACGTTTTTTACTTCTAAACCACTACCTTTCTGAACATAATTTCCATTTTTATCTTTAGGCACTAATTGGTATTTGAATTGTTTTACGTATGCATTATCTTTTACCCCATCTTCAGATGCTTTTGGTCCTGGGCCTAGGTCTTCACCAGGTTGTTCAGTACTCTCTTCAATATCTTTTTGTTTTTTGGGTTTTCTAAAAGCATATTTACCTAAATAACCACCGGCACCCCCCGAAGTAGACATTTCATCAATATCTTCTTCAGAAATTTTCATTTTACTATACTCATTATTATAATTTTTTCTAAGGTGAATACGGTAAGCATTAAATAATTTTCTTATATCTTTTGCAATTTGGTCTATTACATTATCTTCAGTTTTACGTGATAAACCTGTTATTGACTTATTTAATTCATCAAACTCTTTAAAAGTAGAATCGAAAGCGGGTACATAATTAATATCCCAAGATATAGCGCCTGTAGTGGGGTCTTTATCGGTTACTGTGGATTTTACCCCACCTTTAATCTTAACATCCCCTACTTCTATTCCTCCGACTTCTTTAATTTTATACTTGTACCCCATTTGATAATTTAATTTCTTTTACAAGTTCATAATATTGTAACAAGTCAACTAAATTGTCGTCACTAACTTTAGATGTTTTATCTAATGGAGTTAACATTTTAGATACTTCTTGTATTTTTATTTTTGTAGCTTTATCTTTAACATTTTTAGACTCACCAATCAATAAATCTTTTAATTCATTTATTTTAGAATTATAAAAATCTCTCAATCCTGGGGCAGAATCTACTGAGTTGATGTATTCTTTAAGTACTTGTTTTTGTTCTTGGTTTAAGCCATCATACTTTTCATTAAACTTTTCTAGTAAAATTCTATATGTTAATGACCTTAAATCTTTATCGTAAGTAGCAAATTCTTTTAATACTTCATCTTCAGGTTTAGATAGTTCTGATTTTTGATTTGTTAAATGTTCTAATAAATTAATTTTATTATATATTAACTGTTCATTATCTGGGTGGGAGGTGTTAGTACTCTCCATTAAAGTATAAATAGATGCTAAAGTTTTATAATCATTAATCTGGGAGCCAAAGAAAGTAACTAAGTCATAATGTTGTTTTATTTCATTAATCAAGTTATATTTTTGTTTCTTTAAAACACTTCTATTTAAATGTTTAGAATTTGATATAGTGGTTTCTATATACACGCTAGCATAAGATTCACTTAAATTTTTAGATTTTAAGATTGATTCATACAATCTATATTCACGGCTCAATTCACTTTTTACAAAGTATTTCTTTAAAATATCAATAGCCGGAGAATCTCCACCTTTTAATGTGTCTGCTGTGATCTGTCTAACTAGCAATTCAAAAAGAACTCCAGTGTTTTTATATTTAGAATGTTTGATTTTCATTAAAAAAATATATTTATTTATAAATATTAACCTTTTAGTTGAGATTCATCAAGGAGTGTACTATCATCTTTATCTTGCTCAAAGATTAATTTCTTTTCGCTCATTTTCTTAAAAGAATCTATATTTTTTAGATAAGTAATTTTAGCACCTTCTAAATTTAATCCGGATTTGTTAGTATCAGTTCTACTATCTCTTGAATCATTTTTATCTGTATCCTTCATACGTTTAGTCCCTAGTGGGTCTTTACCGAAATTGCTATCTTGTTTACCGTGGTTTGAAATGGAGTTTTGAGGTCTTCCTAATTTAGGATCATCCTCACCATACCCATCAGGTACATTTGCAGGGTCGGAGTACATTCTTCCTTTACCATATAATGAAGCTAAATCGTGAGGTGTACCATAGGATTTACCAGTATCAACTGGGTCATTACCTTCGGCTTCAATTTGAGCATTTCTAAATTTACGTTTTGAATCTTGTCGAACCATATCTCGGTATTCATCAAACTGATCTTCACTAAAATGGTAAACATTATGGTAAATCCAATCGGAGGGTACTAAGCCTTGTTCTAATAATATACCTGCTAATTCAGATTTTGATTTTAACAACTCAATTCTTTCTTGATCGTAAATGATCGATGGAGTTGTCATTGATAATTCAAAATTTGTCAATGTCTCATCTGTATAACCTTGAGTGTATAAGTGTACTAAGGCAATTTTATTTAATTCTGA